GATCGAACGCGCATGGCTCGAACAAATCGCGGCGAACTACTCGGCCACGAAATATGGCGCCCGCGTGAATCTCGAACACTATCGCGGCATCGTGCCCGATGGCCCGTTCAAGGCATACGGCGACGTTCTCGCGGTCGAAGTGCGCGAACTCGACGGCGAATTCGCCGGCAAGCTCGGCCTCTATGCGCAAATCCAACCGACCGCCGAACTCGTCGCACTGACGAAGGCAAGCCAGAAGATTTACACGTCGTGCGAAATCGATACGTCGTTCGCCGACTCGAAACAAGCCTATCTGATCGGCCTGGCCGTGACCGATAGCCCCGCGAGCCTCGGAACGGAAATCCTTTCTTTCGCAGCTCAAAACCCGGCCGCGCATCCCTACGCAGCTCGCAAGCAAAACCCGGCGAACCTGTTCACCGTCGCCGAAGAAACCGCGATCGAATTCGAAGCCGAGGCGGAAACGCCGACGCTGCCGGCGCTGTTCGCCCGCGTTAAGGAAGTGCTCGGCCTGGCGAAGAAGAAGGGCGCGGCCGACGACTCGCGTTTCGCTGACGTAGCGCAAGCGGTCGAAGAACTCGCCACGCACGGCGCCGAGCAATCGCAAGCCCTGGCCGCGAGCGAGATTCGCGTCGCCGAGCTGGCCGCCCAGCTCGACGAGCTGGTGAAGGCACGCGAAGCCGATCGCCAAGCATTCGACGAGCTGCACACGCAGCTCTCGACCACGAGCACCGGCACCACGCGCCCCGCGTCGACCGGCGCCGGCGCAACCGTCGCGACCGACTGCTAACCCGCCCCCCTAGGCACTCACTCGACCTTTATCGGAGCACACGCAACATGCAAAACAAAACCCGCGAGCTGTTTAACGCCTATCTGGCGGCAATCGCGAAGCTCAACGCGATCGCCGACGCGTCGAAGAAATTCGCCGTGTCGCCGTCGACTCAACAAACCCTGGAAGCGCGTTTGCAGGAATCGAGCGCCTTTCTCGCATCGATCAACGTCGCGCCCGTGACCGAGCAAATGGGCGAAAAGCTCGGCCTCGGCATTGGCGGCCCGATCGCCGGCACGACCGACACGAAGGTAAAGGACCGCGAGACGATCGACCCTACCGACGTGGATGCAAACGGGTATTTCTGTTTTCAGACGAATTTCGATTCGCATATCCCGTTCGCAAAGCTCGACATGTGGGCGAAGTTTCCGAACTTTCAAACCCTCATTCGCGATCTGATCCTCACGCGTCAAGCGCTCGATCGCATCATGATCGGTTTCAACGGCGCGTCGCGCGCGGCCTCGTCCGACCGTGCGGCAAATCCGATGCTGCAAGACGTCAACAAGGGCTGGTTGCAGCACTACCGCGAGCAAGCCCCGCAACGCGTGATGGATCACGGCGCCGTCGCCGGAAAGATCACGATCGGCGCGGCCGGCGATTACAAGAATCTCGATGCGCTGGTGTATGACGCGAAAACGTCGCTGATCGACCCGTGGCACCGTCAAGACACGCAGCTCGTCGCGATCCTCGGCGACGCGCTGATGAAAGACAAGTATTTCCCGATCATCAACCAGGACAACAAGCCGACCGAGCAAATTGCGGCCGACCTGGTGGTTTCGCAAAAGCGCGTCGGCGGCCTGCCGGCTGTCACGGTTCCTTACTTCCCGGCCGATGGCGTTTTGATTACGCGCCTCGATAACCTGTCGCTGTACTACCAGGAAGGCGCACGCCGTCGCTCGATCGTCGAAAACGCAAAGCGCGATCGCATCGAAAATTACGAGTCGTCTAACGACGCGTATGTCGTCGAAGATTTCGGCGCCGGCTGTTTCGTCGAAAACATCGAACTGGCGGAGTAACCGAGCATGAAAAGCCCCGCCCAACGTCATTACGAACGCGTATCGGCCGCGCGAGCTGCGGCCTCGGCTGCGCCTGGCGAATCCCTCGCCGGCGCCAACGCTTACGAGCTGATGCTCGTGAAGTTGTCAACCGATCGTCGACGCCTCAAATCTATCGCCTCGATTCAAGCAAAAATCCAGGTGAAGCGCGACGAACTGTTACCCGAATACCTCGAATACGTATCGGGCGCGTTGAGCGGCGGGCGGGGCGCCCAGGATGATGTTTTAACGACCGTGATGATATGGCGCGTCGACGCTGGCGACTTTGCCGGCGCGCTCGAAATCGCCCGCTATGCGCTCGCGCACCGGATGACCTTGCCGGACCAATACGACCGGCCGCTCGCGACCGCGATCGCCGAGGAGTTTGCCGAGGCTGCACTCGCATCGTTCAAGAAAGGCGCGATGTTCATTCGCGTCGACGGCGCGCAGCTCGAAGAAATCGCGCAGCTCACCGCATCGGCCGATATGCACGACCAGGTGCGCGCGAAGTTGCACAAGGCCCTCGGCCTCACCGCCGAACGCGACGGCAACATGCCGGCCGCCCTCGAACACCTACGCCGTGCGCTCGAACTCGATGCGCGCGCCGGCGTAAAGCAAGACATTGCACGGCTTGAGAAAGCCGGCAATGCGACCGGCAAGTAAGCCGGCCGCACGTAAAGAGCCAACCCCGGCCGAGGCGGCGCCGGCTGACGATCGCAAAACCGGAAGGCAACGCGATCCGAAGCCGGCCCACCGCCTCCCTTTTTCCGAGCTGAGACAATGACGAGTTTTAACGCGATCGCATCGCCAACCATCACGCCCGAGCCGAACCCGCCGGCCGCCTCGCTGATCGTTGAAAACATCGCATGGTTTCCGGCTGTCGACCTGGCCGCAATGCGCGAAGCCGTGCGCCTCGATGGCACCGTGACACATGCACGGCTGCGCTCGGCCGTGATCGACGCAATCGACGAAGTAAATCGCGAGCTGGCGAGCTGGCGCGCAACGCACCAGGCCGCCGGCGTCGCATCGCTCGCCGAGCTGCCGGCCGACTCGATCGGCGGCGAAAGCGTGCAGCTCGCGCGCTATCGCCGCGCCGTCTATTTCCTGGCGCGCGCCGACCTTACCGAGAAATACCGCGATTTCGATAGCACCAAATCGGGCGCGAACGACGCCGACGAGCGCGAGACAACGATCGACGCCGATCGCCGCAACGCTCGGCACGCGATGAACGATATGCGCGGCCTCGCGCGCACAACGATAGAGCTGATCTGATGCGCGTATTCGCACGCCAGGGCGACACCGTAGACGCCCTCTGTTATCGGCACCTCGGCCGCACGCAAGGCGTTGTCGAAGCGACGTTAGAAGCAAACGCCGGCCTCGCCGACCTCGGCCCCGTATTGCCGCTCGGCTATGCGGTCGACCTGCCCGACCCGCCGAACGATCAATCGATCGTCAAGCTCGTCAACCTTTTCGACTAACCAGGAGCGCCACACATGGCCGAACCAAGTAGCACCGCGCTCGCCGCTGTATCGGCCGGCGTCGGCTTTGCAAGCCTGTTTCCAGGCATCGACGGTAATGCGCTGATCGGCGCCTTTACCGGCGCGGCGCTCGTCGTCGTCACGTCGAAAGACCTGTCGCTCGGCAAGCGTTTCGCGTACCTCGTGATTTCGCTGATCGCCGGCTATCTCGCCGCGCCCGACGTTGTGAGCCATACGCCAATCACGAGCACCGGCGTCGCCGCGTTTTTCGCCGCTGCCCTGGCGATAACCGTAACGCTGCAACTGATCGAACGCGTGAAGTCGTTCGACCTGTTGGCGCTCTTTAAGAAGGGCTGATGCCATGCACAACCCCCTCGCATTGATTGCGCTGATCGCGTACAGCGTCGCCGCTCTGCGCATCCTCGCTTATCGCCGCGACGGCGCGCGGCACCGCCACCACGTTTCATGGTTCGCCTGGTTGCTGCTCGTCGCGCTCGGCGGCTCGGCGATCGAGCTGGTGATTAACGCGAAAACGGTCGGCTTGTTCGAGGCTGCACGAGCTGCCCTTTTCGCGGTCCTGGTGTTCGGCTCGCGCGGCAACGTCGCGCGGCTGCTGCGCCCTTTGCGGAGTGAATGAAAAATGATCCTGAGATATGGCGACACCGGCGACGACGTTTTGTTGCTGCAAAAGCGCCTCACGCGCGCCGGCTTTCCTGTTCCGTTGACGCACGTTTTCGACCATGAAACGGAATCCGCGGTTATGACGCTGCAACGCGATCGCGGCCTCGTGATCGACGGCATCGCCGGCCCTAAAACGATGATCGCGCTACCTGGCGCCGCGCTCGCGGCTCACCTGTCCGATCGCGACCTCGTGCAAGCGGCCGACTTGCTCGGCGTGCCTGTCGCCGCGATTCGCGCCGTCAACGAAGTCGAATCACGCGGACAAGGTTTCTTGCCTGGTGATGGACGGCCCGTGATCCTGTTCGAGCGGCATGTGTTTTACAAGGAACTCAAGTCGCGCAAGATCGACGCCGACGCGCTCGCCGCGAAATACCCGAACCTCGTATCGAGCACGCGCGGCGGATACATGGGCGGCGCCTCGGAATACTCGCGCCTCACCGAAGCCGTGCGCCTGAATTCCGACGCGGCGAAC